GATAGGCTTTTTCTTTTGTTTCTTTTTCTTACCCATTGTGCCGTTTCTCCTTTCCAGTGGCTTTGCCTCTTATTTGTTCTTATCTCCTTTCCATGATTTAATCATATACCCATTTGGGTAACTTGTCAACGCTTTTATGCAGAAAATCCTATAAAATTGCAAAAAAATAGAGGGCAGACAGCGAACCGCCCACCCTCGAAAACTTAAGCTAATCTCGTGGCATAATCTAAACTAATCCAGCCTGCGCCACTCTTCAAGCGTCCCCAGCCAGCGCTTGCGCCCTGTCCGGCTTTCACTTCCACAATGGTAAATACTCCCTTTCCTGTGGTTTCTCCCGTCTTTGCATAGTTCGTGCCTGCTCCCGTTCTGATATTAAGGTCTAAAATATCTACCTGTACGCTAAACGGAACGCCTGCGCTTGCCTGCTGCCCCGCTGCGGTATATACCGCCTTGCCGTTATCATCATATACAGTATAACCCGCCTTGCAAGCGCTTTTTGCATTTTCCAGCGACGCAAACGCCCCCAGCTGGCTTGCTGCGTCCGTCCAGCTCTTGCGCACTCTGTAATACTTTGTACCGTTTCCTGCTGCATACTTTTTATAGTATCCCTCGCCGTACTCTGCACGCTTTTTCTTTACTGTTTCGCTCTGGTCTGCTGGCTTTTCATATCCAGTAAGAACGGCATCAGATGCAGCACGCACGCTGCCCGCCTTTTTCAGTGCGTCCATTACTGCTGTGTATCCCTGCAATTCTTCCCATAAAAAGCCCAGCTGCATATTAAGGTCTGCAATGGATACGCCCGCCTGTTTTGCATGATTAAGCAGCGCCTGCTTTCTGCTCCAATACGTCCACTGAGCCAGCCCATAGCCTGCACTGTCCTTTACAAAATTGCCATAGCTGCCATTATCCACTGCCGCTGTATATTCTGCGTCCGTCTTACCCAGCTTATTGTTATAGGTGTTCTGTAAGTTGTTCGGCATAAGCCCGCTTTCAGCATACAGATTACCCATAATACCAGCCACGGCATAAGCATTTAAGCCCTTGCCTGTAAGAAAATTCCAGATTGTTTTTTCATTGCCGCCCTGCGGTGTTTCTGCCTGCTCGCTGATTTTACGTTTAAACTCGTCCCATGTGTGGGCGCTGGTGTTATATACATACGGGTTAGGGCAAATCTTGCCCGTTACGTCGTAATGTCTGATTACATGAGATGCAGGCACGCCATATTTATTCATAAGGTAACGGGTAAGCTCTGCCGCTGCCTCTACTGTTGCGTCCTCAAAATACCAGTCTTTATCTGTAGCACCCAAATTCTTTGTATTTTTCTTTCTCACGCACAACTCAATACCGATACTGTTGGAATTTCTGCACTCTGCGTGTTTATAGCTTGATGCTCCGCAGTGCCACGCTATGTCCTCGTCCTCTACACTCTGCCAGATTTCCCCGTCAAATCCTACAAAGTAATGCGCAGACGCTCCCACGTACTGCCCTGCATAATATTTACAGTTAGCCTGTGCGCCGCCTAACGCTCCTACATAATGGATAACAATATATTTAATTCTACCCACGTTATTTTTATCGGTAAAATTAAAAGGCGTAAGTAATTTATTTACTGTTCTCATTTCCTACTCCTCTCCATAAAAGCCCATGCTGTCTGCGTCCTGTGAATTTCTGAACTGCTTAAGCTCTTCGGGTGTCATTCCTGCTACCTTTTCCTGTAATTTCTTAAGCTCTTCTGGTGTCATGTTCTTTGTCTGTTCGCTCTTTGTTTCTTTCATATTTCCTGCCTTTCCGCATACAAAATAAGCGCCTGCGGTGTCCCACAAGCGCTCTTTGTTGCTATGTCCTTATTATTCTTATCTTTCCTGTGTCCTGTGTTCCTCTACGCTGCCTGTGGTGCTGTCCCCGTCCAGTTCGTCTGTGTCCGGCAACTCGTCCGTATACTTTGCCAGAAACTCTCGTACCTTTTCCCATACCTTTTTTACGGGCAGCCCACATAATGCCATATTCTTAAAAATACTCACTACCTCATAGGCAATGTAAAGCAATGCGAAAAATTCAGCCACGCCCACGGTATCAAGCCCTAAATATGTACGTGCCTGCTCCGGTATAAATCCGATTAAGTTAATCTTAATCAGTACGTCGATTGCCAGCATGAATACCAGAGAAATAAGCATACCTACTTTTCTGATAGCCCCGTCAATTCCTGCGCAGCTGTTAAATTTCTTCTCTTTGATTGCACGCAGCACGCCAAAAACCGTGTCGCACACAATCGCCAATACTACCAGCTGGATAATTTTGTTATGTGCCGCCGCCTCAATAAATTCTGTAATAGTCATGTTCATAAATCCTGCCTTTCTCTTAATTGCAAATTTTCTGCCCGCTCTTTCAGCTCTGCGCCGTCGTAGCCCGCCGTCTGCTCCCAGCTTTCCAGAGTGGCTATTAAATCAGCAATAAGCCTGCTTTGCTTTTCTATGGTTTCCTGTTGTTCCTGTACCACCCTTAATAAATTGCTACTCATGTACTCGCTCCTGCATTTTGCCGCTTAAGCAGCCTTTTCTACGGCTGCCTCTGCCAGCGTTTCTATTTTCTTTCGTAGGTTATAGCTGTCGGCGTGTCCTGCGTGTCCCGTCCAGCTCTGTATACTCTTTTGTAACTGCTCTTTTGTGATTTTCCCGCTCTCGCACTTCTTGATAGTACGCTTTATGCGCTTTATGCTGTCTTTTCGTACTTTCCTGTGCGTCGCCCTATGTTTGTAGCCTACAAAGTCTATACCGTTCTTTGCTGCCAGTATGGTAGTTTTCGGGTTAAACTCTAACTTAAGCTCTTCCCGTAAGAATTGCTCTATCCGTGCAAGCCAGCTGCGTAGCTGTTCCTTGTCTGGGCTTAATATTGCAAAGTCGTCCATATAGCGTATGTACGCCTCTACGCCCAGCTCATGCTTAATAAACTGGTCTAATGCGTCCAGATAGATATTTGCAAATAACTGACTGGTAAGGTTTCCTACTGGTATCCCTACGCCGTCCGGCATATTGCCGTTGTGGTCTATTATCCTGTCCAGCAATGCCAGTACCCCAGCGTCTTTTATAACCTTACGTATTTCAGTCTTTAATACCGCATGGTCTATGCTCTGGAAATAGTGGTGTATATCTGCCTTGATAGCATAAAGCGGCTGGTCTTGGTGGTATTTGTTCCACTCATACAGCCACTCTTTTAGCGTATCAGATGCAGCGTGCATACCTTTACCTTTCCGGCAGGCGTAAGACTGCGATATAAACCGCTTATCAAATATAGGCTCTAACACGTTGTTTATGGCGTGCTGTACCACCCTGTCATAGAACGGCAGCGCCATTATCTGCCGCTCTTTCGGTTCGTACACCTTAAAGTAATGGTATTCGCTCGGCTCATAGGCAAGGTTTAGAATATCTTCCCGCACCTTGTCTAAATTTTCCTCTTTATCTTTCGTAAAAATCAGTACGTCTTTTCTGTGGCGCTTACACTTTCTGGCTTTGTTATAGGCTTTCTGTACGTTTCCATAGTCGCCCATAGCCTCTAAAAGCGTAATGTGCCGCCCGTCCTTATCGGTAATGTATCCTACTCTCTTCAAGTATTAAGCTCCTGCCTTTCGCCGTAGCTACTAACCAGCAGCCGTATTTTTTCTCTTTGCCTCACGGCGGGACAGCCGCTCTGACTATAGGATATTAAACACTCGGTCTTATCCTTTTCTAAGTCCTTGCCAGTATTCCGTAGAACTCTGTGCCTGTAATGTTCTCACTAAGTCACACGCCCCACGAGCGCCAATGTTCGTATTGACATTCCACGGGTAATTGTTGCAATTCACGGCACGAGCGCCGCAATTCGCCCCATTGTTCCAGTTGCCGCCCGCTATCAGCGCCGCCAGAGGCTGTAAGTAAGCAGCTGCCCCATATCCTGCTATTTTCTGGTCTTTACCTCTTCTATCAGTTCGCCCAGCATAACGCCTATTTCTTTCAGCTTACGGCAGCTCTCGCCGTAATGCCGTGCGTTCATGGCGCTATATTCCAAATCATGTGCCAGCCGCAGCAATTCTTTACTTTCCTGCAATGCCGTATCTACCGTGTATAAGTGGCTTTTCGTCGCCGTCTTATCCCACTTTATAACCTCTTGCAGCATTTCAAGAATTGCGTTTCTGGTCGCCGTCTGTAAACTGAATTTTTCAAACTTTGGATACTTTGCAAGTAAAGGATAGATATATAGCAGAAAATCGTATATTTTCTGGTGTATAATATCTGTTTTTGTCTGTACGTCCATGTCTTACCCCCGTTTATCCGGCTGGGCTTTCGCCCGCCGTCTACAGAGAGTCACACGCCCCACGAGCGCCAACGTACGTATAGACATACCACGGGCAATGGCTGCAACGCACGGCACGAGCGCCGCAATACGCCCCATCGCTCCAGCCGCCGCCCGCTAGCAGCGCCGCCAGAGAATATGCGTAATACTGGTAAATGTTACCAACGTCGTAAGACTTCTCGCCTGTGTTCAATGGGCTTTTCTTGTCCCAGCCCCACGCTGCACTTGCGTGGTAGTCTGCATTTGTGGCGTGTTCCGCTCTTGTAATAAGCTCGTCCAGCCACTCCCAGACACGCCCCACGGCATCTACAACGCCCACGGAAGAAACGGCATTTACCACACTGCCTGTTACGCCTCTGCCTGTATTGCTGGTGGCGCTCCATGCGTTTGTATTTGCGTTATCCAGTCCGGCAGGGCTGCCAAAAGCATAAGCGCAAAATTCCGCATAGTTCGGCAGGCGCTTACCGCTCTTTGCCAGACGTTCTACAAAGTTGTACCAGTTCATACTTTCTGTACCCGTCATAGGTGCGCAGCCGTACTCTGATTTCAAGCCCTTTGCTCCGTCGTCAGAATTAAGGTAAATATCTACCCATGTGCCGCCGCCTAAATATACCATACCCTCTGGGCTGCATTTCGGGCGGTGTCCCAGTGTCCATACAGAACGTGGTACAATGCCGTTGCTTACTGCGCTTTCCCAGCCAGTGCCAAAAATAACACTGCTGCCATTAAGCGGCTGTAAATTGCTGTCCACCTTGCGGCAGCGTCCATAATGAAAGCCGCCGATTTTACGGCTATTTGTAGCGTTCCAGCCTGTCGGGTATGTAGAGTTAAGGGAAATTACGTATTTCTCGTCTGCGCTGTCAATTCTGCTGTCGCAGATATATACGTAATAGTCCTTACCTACCGCAAAAGCGCTGCCTGCGTCCAGATTAGCAGCCGTAAGAATTGTATTTGCTGTCTTGAAAATTCCAGCGCCGCCCACGGCAATTACGCAACCCTCTACTACGGTCAGTTCATTTGCTCCGCTGGCGTAAATGTACTCATTGCTCGGTGCTACAATATCGCTGATTGTAGCCATTTTATTTACGTTCAAAAGCGCCCTTGCGTCGGTCTTTGTAACGTCGTCCACCAATAATCTACTCATACTGCTTTAATACTCCTTTCAGTGCTGCAATGTCGTCTGTTGTCATTCCTGCCACGGTGTCTGTGCGTTCCAGCGCAATTACCGTGCAGCCCGCTTTTACCGCTTTGGAAAGTGTAAGGGCTGTTCTGTCGTTTCCCGCCTCTCCTGCTGCCGCTGCCTCGTCGGTCTGGATATGTGTTACTCCCTGCACCGTGCCGGATACGTCGCCCGCTACAAATTTCATACCTACCGTTGCCTCGTCGCAGTAATATACCGTAACCGCCTTTTTCTCTTCCTCTACAGCTGCTACGCCGCACTCAATATAACGCTGGTTCTCTGCGCTCTCGATTTTTGCCAGCAAATCTGCTGCCGCCAGTTCTCCGCTTGCTACCATAGCAAGGCAGTTGTAATAGTCCTCTTTTGTCTTTAATACTTTAGGAAATCCTTTCATGGTCTGCCGCCTTTCTAAAATGTATTTGCAAGATAGGAATTACCCACGTAGGTAGCCCCTAACACTGCCGTTTCTACTGTTCTTTCGTAATGCTGGCTCATATATGCTGCGCCCATGTAACACAATCCCAGTACAGCATCATGCTTATAGTCAATGCCCCAGCCGCTTTCTACTCTCTTAAGTCGCTCGTCCAGCGCTGCTATTGCCTCTTTGGTTTCTTTCGTGCCTGCCTCTGCCTGCTTTTTCACTTCCTGCATGGCTGCTGCCAGCTCTTCAATTTGCAGTTGCAGGCTGCCTGCTATGTCCTCGCCCAGCTTGTCCTTGATACTCTCAAACCATGTGTTAAATTCTTTTTCAGCGTCCGACTGGAATAGCTTAATTTTCGCCATAAAGTCTGTATATGCGCTCAAAAGTTCCTTGTCCCAGTTGTCAAGCGTGCTTTCAAAATTGCTGTATCTTTCGTTAAACTGGCTCTCATACTGCGCAAATAAGCCCTCTGTCTTGCTTACGTAGCTGTCATATACGCCCGCAATCTCTGTAAGGTACTTTTCCATATTCTGCTTATATGCGCTGAACTCGTCCAGCACGGCTGCGCTGTAGGTGTTGAAAAAGTCTGTAAACTGCTTTGTAAGCACGCTTGCGTCTATCTCTTCCACCGTTCCCGTCACGATACCGCAGACTGCGCTATTAAACCGCTGGTCTGTGATATTCTGCGTCTGTATCCTTGTTACGCCCTTGCCTACGTAAATATCTGCAAGCGCAAGCTCCCATATTTCCGTAGTGCGGGTTACTGCCGTTGCTGTCGGCTTTGCAGACGGTGTGCCTTTCAGCACCGCAATATACATATCTCTTTGCGGCAAATCCCAGCGAACTACTACCCTGTCCACCCTGTTAAGCGCTCCCTCTGCCGTATCCAGTGTTACGCTAAGCGTTGCAGGATTTCTAAAGGCGTAGCCGTTTATAAAGGCATAGCCTGCATTTACTCTTATTTCCATGCCGCTGTAAGCTACCACCTGTAGCCCGTCGCTCGGCTTTGGAAAAATGCCGTTTGCAATGAAAGTAGCAAAGTACCACGCCCAATCCTCGGCTTTATATACCCTGTCGTACTCTCCGTCTACTGCCACGGCATTAAACGGTAAGCTGTTTGCCATTTCTGCTACCTCACTTTCCTAATCTGGTCTACCAGCGTCGGCAGGCTGTCGCCAAAAGTCGCCTCTATGGTTTCCTCGCCTTTCTGGTATGTTTCTGTTACTTCTGTAATACGTGCATCTATCTGTATGCCCCACTTGGTTTCTTTGCAAGTAATACGGTCGCCTAAATCAAAATCAGCCTTAAATTTTAAGTTTGAATTTGTATTTATGGTACTTACAAAATTTATGTTCTTTCCGTAATTTTCCAGCTCTGCGCCGCCTCTCGTTTTCAGCATTGCAATATAGGTATTCAATGGTATTGTTACCTCTGTTTCCCCCTGCTGGTACTTTCTGGCAATGTCCGTAGCGTCGCAGAATACCTCTACTAAATCCAGCCCCGTTGCGCCCTCGCCGTCCACTGTGGTTACTGGCTGGCTGCCGTCGTCGTCAGCTGCTCCCTGCACATAAATAAAGTTGCCGCAGTTCTCTATACTGGCTGTATATTCCTGCTCGTTGACATTATCAAAATCTCTTGAAAATATGCAGGGTGTGTTACCCTCGGTATTTGTGGCTGTAAGGTCATTGCCCTTATACAGATAAAAGCCAAACATTCCCTCTCTTTCGTTAAGCAGAATGTCATAGCCCAGCTTTCCAGCCTGCGCCCTTGCCTTTACTTCCTGCCCCAGTTGTGCGTATACCTCGTTTGCATATTCAACCGCCACGCCGTCTATGGTTTCCTGCGCCAGAAATGCAAATAATGGAAAACGCCGCTTTGTTCCTGCTGTGCTGCCGCAGTTGTTCTTTACCATAAGGTTTATGAGATACTGGTTTGTACCTGTCGCCACAATCTGCGGATAAATGCAGCGCTTATTAAGCCACCAGCTAAGCATATAGCCCTGTGCCTCTAACTGCTCTAAGCCGTTCTCGTCTTTGGTAATGTGTACGTAGGTTATCTGCGCTGCCCTGCGCCATACGCCGCCGTCAGCGGTCTTTACTTCCTTTTTCCCGTCGTGCTTGGTTATTAAATTGCCCTCTACCAGCAAACGGCTGTTATTGTCCGTAATCGGCGCAAGCAGGCTAAAAGTTCCTACGTCAAAATACTTTGTATGCCATAGTAGGCTTGCCAGCTCGTCTATAGCTCCCAGCGGCTGCACCGTCTTATCGAATACTCTAAGCTCCATACCGTCACACTCCTAAAAATTCCTTGCTGTAGAATATGGATACTTCCAGAGAATTTACCCCGCTGGCTGCATCATACCTAAACATATTGTCGCCTATGGCAAGCTGCATAAATGTACTGTCTACATCAATGTAGCGGAAATAGTCGGTTTCTACGCCGTCCCTTATCAGCTTAGCGCCCTTGCTGCCGTACTTCGTGTTAATCTCTATCACGTCGCCCGTTTTCATGGTGGCGTTAATCTGTATAAATTCCTCGGTATCCACATTAAGCAGTATCGGGTTTGAAACTGTCCCCAGTGCTGTAAACCTTATCCTCATTCCTGTTGATACGTCGCCCTCGTTGTAGCAGTCCACTATTACGCTTTCCGCTCGGTATCCGTATATCATGCTCTTTGTGCTGTCCTTTTCGATAACGCAAGGAAAATGCCACGCAGCCACCCAGCTTGCTATATCCTCTTTTGTTTCTTCCTCTTCCCGCCAGAACGGGTTAAGGCACTCTATTTGTAAATCAAACTCATAAAGTACCTCTTTCTTTAGTATCTTAGGCTCTCCATACGCCCTGCAATCAATCACACGCTTAAAGCCGCCATACTCATACACCAGCGTAGCGCTAAGCTCTGGGTTGAATATCTTAAGCATACGGCGGCGCAGTTCCAATGCCTGCGCCTTGTCCCGTGTGTTGATATGCCCCACTACGTCTATGTCCCTTGCCTCGATACGCTGCCCTACGTAAGTGTCGCCGTGCTGTCCCATACTGTTTGTGCTGTAAATGACGCTCGTAACGCCGGAAATGCCCTCTACGTCTTTACTTATGTTGCAATGGTATACGCTGTCTACTCCCAGCTCTAACCGCTCGCCCCTTGAATTTATGTAAGTCAGTTTTTCATTTTCCATGTGTTACACCGTCCTTGCTATCATTCTGAACTGTCGGGCTGCCTCTTTCTGCTGCTTTGCGTAGTCCGTAGTATTCGCATAAATATACTGATTGACGACTACGCCGCCTGCTACACTGCCGCCACCTCTCGGCTTTGGCTTTTTGTCGTCATAATCGTATGTAAACTCTTTGCCTACATTTACCTTTGCGCCTACGTCGAACTCCTGCGGTACGCTGTCCTCAATCATTTTCTTAACGCCGCCGATTTCATCAGAAAAACCAACGCCGATACCCTGCGCCAGATATACGCCGATTTCGTCACGCATCAGCTTAGACGGGCTGTTAATTCCAAATAATCCCTTAAGGAAGTCGGTAACATTACCTACCCAGCCGCTTATTTTGTCCTTTATCCACTGCGTAGCTCCATGTATGCCGTTCCAGATGCCCTCTACCATGTTCTTACCGAACCCAGCGAACGTACTACCAATATCCTTAAATACGTCGGTTATGCCAGTAATTACATTTTTCATGCCCTCTACGGCTTTGTTCTTTACTTCTGTACCCCATGTAGCCACTTTGGAAATTGCGCCAGAAATGCTGTTGTATATCTTCTCTGGTATTTCCTTTACGATAGTAACAATGCCTGTTACCATTGTATTCATTACCTCTTTGGCTTTCGTAAGCATATTTGTACCCCACGTAGCCACTTTGGTAACTGCTCCTACTATGCTGTTCCAGATTTTAGCAGGCGTTTCTTTCACAATCGTTACAATGTTCGTAAGCATGGTGTTCATTACTTCTTTGGCTTTGGTCTGCATATTTGCGCCCCATGTAGCCACTCTGGTAACTGCGCTTACTATACTGTTCCAGATTTTCTGCGGCAGCTCCTTTACAATATCTATAACTTTCGTTACAAAATCTGTTATAACTGTGCCGCCTTTTTCCTGCATATTTGCGCCCCACTCTGCTATTTTCTCAACGCCCGCAGCGATTGCCTGCGGTATCAGAGTAGGTAGCTCTTTTATTTTATTTATGATTGTCGTTACCAGCTTGCCTGCCGCCGTCAAAATCTTAGGCAGCCCCGTAATCAGTCCTGTTACAATGGCTGCTATAATCTGCGGTATGGCTGCGATTAAAAGCGGTATTGCATCTATGATGCCGTCAATCAATGCAACTATAATATCTCCCGCACTTTCGATAATAAGCGGTATGCCCTCAACCAGTGCATTTATGATAGCCGTTATGATTTCCGGCAGTGCCTCAATCAGTACGGGCAGCGCTGCTACCAGTCCCTGTGCCAGCCCCGTAAGCAGCTGTAATGCTGCTGTAATCAGCAACGGTATATTTTCTATCAGCATGGTTACAATGTTCGTAACCACCGTTACGATTGTTGGCAGCAATGTAGGTAACGCTTGTGCGATACCTTGCGCAAGGCTTATGAGTATCTGCATACCCGCCTCTAAAATCTGCGGCAGTAACTGTATCAGCATAGTTGCAATGCTGGTTACTACGTTTGTTATGGTCGGCAATAACGTAGGCAGCGCCGTTATAATGCCCTGCGCAAGTGCCTGCATAATAGAGGGTGCGCTTTCCAGCACTGCCCCTGCTATATTCGTTATTACTTCCAATATCTGCGGTATCATTTGTGAAATATTGCTGATTATTCCAGTAACGCCCTGCTTTATCTTCTCGCCTGCGTCGTCCTGCCCTGCCATAAGGTCGCTTAGCCCGTCCATAATCATTGTGATAGACGGTAGCATTTCGCCAGTGATACTGTTCTTTACGCCGCTAAACGTCCATTGCAGGCGGCTTAAGCTGTCCTCAAACGCTGCGCTTGCTGCTACTGCCTCGTCTGACATTATCATGCCGTATTCTTCTGTTTCGTCCATAAGCTGCTTAATTCCGTCTGCGCCAGAATTAAGTAGCGGTAAAAGCTCGGCTGCACTCTTTCCAAAAATATCCTGTGCGGCTGCATTTCGCTGTGTTTCATCTTCCATGCCCGCCAGTGCGTCTATGCTCTCTAAAAGCACCTGCTCCGTGCTTTTTATACTTCCGTCTGTATTTTTCAGCGATACGCCGATAGCCTCAAAACTCGCCCCTGCGCCTTTCGCTCCCTCTGCTGTTTTTCCCAGCTCTGTAGTAATATTCTTAACGCCTTTGGTTAAGTCGCTTACGCTACTGCCGCTCCTTTCGCAGGCATAGCTTAACTGCTGGTATAGGCTTGCGCTTATCTGCATTTTCTGGCTTTCCTTGTCTATCTGGTCGCCCGCAGATGCCGTATCACTCGCCATATCATAAAGTGCCTTGCCTGCTGCTACGGCTGCCGTGCCGATTGCTGCCACCGCTGCTGCCGTTGCTGTTGCAACCTTTTTTACAACCTCTGTAAAGCCGCTGAATTTGCTTGTTGCCTCTTTCGCCTGTTTGCCGCTGTCCTCTACCTCGTTTCCCATTCCGTCTGCGGCTTTTTCTGCCTTGTCCAGCTCTGTAGTGGTCTTTCCTAACTCTGTTTCTGTATTCGCAAGGGCTGTTTTCTGGTAATTAAGCTGTGTTTCCAGCTTTTTACTCGCCTCGCTGTTCTCTCCTGTAGCCTCTTTGCACTTTGCAAGGGCTTTTTCTGTTTCCTCTACCTTTTTCTTTTGTTCGTCGTAAGTTTTGCGTAATACTTCCTGCTTGGCTTTCAGCGCCTCTGCACTGCTCGCATTGCTCTTATACTCTGCCGTTACAAGTTTCATTTCAGAGTTAAGCAGCTTAAGGGTGCTGTTAATCTCTTTGCAGGCTGCTTTATACTGTGCCTCGCCGTCAAAACTAAGTTTGGTTTTAATATTGTCTGTTTTATCAGCCACGATTTACAATCCCCCTAACGCTATGTCTATGTCGTCCATACCCTCTGCTGCCTGTGCTGGTGCGCTGCTGCTTTCCTGTCCGAAAATGTGCGGGTTATACTCCTTGTGATAGCCGAATAGCTTAATAATCTGGTAAGGTGTCTTTTTCCACGCCTCGCTTTCCGTGTAATGCAGCATAGCCATTGCTATATAAAGCAGCCGTGCGGTGTCTATTCGTCCTGCACGGCTACTCTGTTTCCCTCTTCTGTTGTGTCTGCCTCTCCGTCTGCTGCCTCTCTCTCTTCCCCGCCGTTTGTGGAATATACAAAAGCAGAGAAAATGGCGTCTTTAATCTGCGGCAGATTGCCGATATGAATTAACTTACCTACCTGCTGCTCTGTAAGCGGTGTTTCTCCCTCTTCCATGCCCTCGTTGATAATGAGGGTAAGCAACCAGCGTAAATCTTTAATCATGGTCGGGTTACTCTGGTCAAAAGCTTTGTCCAGCTTGTCATATCCCCCAAATCTGTCCTGCATCTCGTCCAGTGCATTAAGGGAAAACAGTAAATAATAGGTCTTGCCGTTCAGTTCTACGGGCATACGTCCGTCTTTAATTGCGCTCATGCTATAAATTAAGGCGCAGCCTGCGCTGCGCCTCTCTCCTTTCTCTTATACTGTCTGCATTGCCGCTCCCGGTTCGGGTACGGCTGTAAACCATGTCTTAGCCGCCTTGCTGTCCTCTGTTCCCACAAAGTCTGCTTTCCAGCGGTTATCTTTCTTTCTGGCTGTAAAATCTGCCTCAATATCCGGCGTATTAAACTTGATGCTCTCGCCCTTAGTTTCGTACTTTTCAGACGGCACTTTGAATTTTGCTTTAAGCAGCCATACGTAGCGGTATTTGCCGCCCGTTTTCTTTGCTCTGAACCCTACAGCAACATACGGCGGCTCGTCCTCTTTTCCCGCCCATACTACGCTGTTCTCGTCCACTTCCTGCCCCAGCAGTTCTGCCAGCACTTCCGGCGTAAGGTCTTTAATTCCCAGCTTAAGCGTGCCGCTTGCAAACTCCGTGACGCTCTCGCTTAACGTATCGTCTGCATATAAACTGCCGTCTGCGGTCTTTACGGATAAATCGGCGGTCATAGCCTCTGCCATTTTCTTAGTCGTTCCGTAACTTTCTACGCCGTCTGCCTCTGTGCATACGGCATAATATAAATCTTTCAGTCCCAGTGTCATTGTTTAATCACTCCTCTTTCAAAATCTCGACTGTGATAGGCACTAACCAGTACCCCGTTTCTGTTTCATAGCTTTCTGCATCTATGCTGTTGATATAAACGCCTGCTGCTTTCAATACCTCTTTTGTCTTATCAAGCTGCGCCTCAAAATCGCCCTTATAGAAAAGCGTAACTCTATACATTTCCTTGCTTTCTTTCTCTTCGTCGTCTGCATTTACCGCAGGCGTACCCAGCAGCCGTAAAAATGTATAATATGCGTCCGGCTTATCCCGTCCAGTGTAAACGCCCCTCTGGGCTGGCAGCCCTGCGCTTTCTAAAATCTCCTGTATGCTCATTTGCCCGTTTCACTCTCCCATATAGTGCGCTGCGCCTCTACTACCTTTTCGTGCGCCTTGGCGTTTGCCGTTGTCATATACGGGCGTGCCTGCTGGCTGCTTGTCCCATATTCTGCCACAAAGCCGATTGTCGCATAGCGCACCTTGCTTTTATCGCCTTTCCTGTCGTTTCCATGCCCTGCCCGTCCCTGCGGGTATATCTCTACGTATTTCTCCGTATCGTCGCCCTTTACGTCCGTGGCTTTTATGGAATTGATAAAACCGCCCGTTTCGTTCAGTCCCATTGCCTGTGCCTCTGCTTTCTGTGCCTCTATCAGCACATCTGCGCCAGCCTTAAGCATTTTCGGTACTGCCTCAACCGTGGCGGTTTCTCTCCTGCCGAAAGCGTCTATAATATCTTCCAGCCCGACTGTATTAAATTCTCCCATGCTTACACCTCGTTTCTGTGGCGTAAATCTGTAAGCGTAAGCTCTATGGTGTCTATTCCTGTATCGTAGGTCTTAAGCACAAAATAGCGCCGCCCGTTTACTTCTACTACGTCCTCGCCGCCATAATCCGCCTTGTGTACCTCGTACTTTGCCTCTACCAGCTTTCCTGTCTGCTGGCTCTTAAAATATTCACTGTACCCTACTGATTTTTTGTTACAGAATACAGTGCGGGCGCTTTCTTCCGGCTTTACTGCAAAGCCGTTTTTATTTACCCTGTTTTCTGCTGCTGTTTCTGCAATAAGCGTTAATTCGTCCTGCCACTCCACCGCTTATACCTCGCTTTCTGTGCCGTCGGTGTCCGTTTCGGACACTTCCGGCACTGTGTTGTATTCCACCGATAAAGCTAAACGCATTTTGAGTGCGTCGTATGACTTTCTGAATTGTTCCGCATTGTTGTTAAAGCCAAATTCTGCCTTACAGTACAGCGTAATTGCTCTAATAATCAGCTCGTCTGTCTCATTTATTACTTTTACGCCGTCGTTTTTCAAATCGGCTTTGCAGGCGGCTATGCAGTCGTTTATTTCCTCTGTGATTTTCTCACTGGTGCTGCTTATACGCAGCGCCGCCCGCATCTTCTCGGTTAATGTAGTGGTATATGCTGCCATAGCCTGCACCCTCTTTCTTACTCTGCCATTACTGCTGCTACGCCTGCCTCTTCCAGAACTGCTGCACGTTCTCTGCTTACTGTGTAAGTTTCCCCCGTATCCTTAATCTGGTTTAATTCCATATCACGGAAACGGCGCTTTACTTTCACTTTTACCAGACCTGCTACTTTCTTTTCTTCCTCGGCTTTGGCTGCCGCCTCTGCCGCTGCCTTTTCTTCCTCGGCTTTGGCTGCCGCCTCTGCCGCTGCCTCTGCTGCTACTTTTTTATCCTCTTCCGTAAGTTCGCTGTCGTCTGGTATGTCTACCTCGACGGCTGCGTAGCGTGCAGCAATTTCTTTCTTTGTTCCCTCTGCATCTACGCCCAGCTGCTTTGCCAGTTCCTGCAAATCCTCTTTCTTATAGCTTTCCAGCTCTTTTGCGTCTAAGTATCCTTTCATTGCCTGCCTCGCTTTCTTACACTGCTGTTACGCCCTTTTTAACTAAGATAATGCCCGCAGCGTCAGCTACTTTGCCGTCCACTACCATTAAGCACTTATTCTTAATCTTGTTGTTGTCGTGGTCTGTCCACTTCACTACCTGCATTTCCATGTTGGTATTGATAACGTAATCGGAGAAATTCATAAATACTGCGATTACGTCGCCCTCGTTTGCGTCGTCCCAGCTCGGTAAAACGTCGTCCTCTACAGTTTCCACATTCTTACCCATGAAACGGTATGTTTCCTCTCTGTTTACGCCGTAGTTTGTGCGTCCGATAGGCTGCCCGTTCTTATCTTCCATGCCGTCAATGCCAGTATCAAAAGTGGACTGGTTCATAACAAAGCTGCCGTTTCTGTACGCCTTTTTCATTTTGCCTTTTACCTTGTGCCAGCCGTTCCAGCTTGCGTACTCTTCCGGTGTCAGAGTAATTACAGCTGTTACCCTGCTGTCTTTCAGAACGCCCAGCGGCTGCCCCTCGCCTGTACCGTTGAAAATGGCAATTTCAATAGCCTTTACCATTGCCTCTGTTGCCATAGGTACAAACAAATCAGTAAACATTTTCAGCGTTACTACATTCGCCAAAATGCTCTGGGAAATTTTGCACTCCAAACCGTAATAATTGAATGTTACGGAATTTTTAGCAGATGCTTTCTGGTCGTCGCTGCTCTTTTCCTCTGTAATCCAGTGCGCAGTAGGCTTTAAGTCTGCAATCGGAATGGAAACGCCGCCCTGTACGTTAATCTTGCGCACCTTTGCATAAATGCTGCCGTAGCTTTCCAGTTTCTGAATGATTTCATTCATAATAGTTGTCGGAATTACAGCGCCACTGTCTGCTGTGGTGGTGGTTTCAGCTGCTCTGTACTCTGCCGGAATAGCAACGCCTCTGCATACATAATTCATAAACGCTTTTCTGTATGCCATAGTGTCGTATTTGTCCTCTGGTTCTCCTGCTCCTGCGCCGCCTGCTCCCTTGAAATTTCTAAGCAGCGTGGTGTCTGCTCCCGCTCCACCTGTCGGCTCTCCTGCTGCAATTCTTTCAAGCAGCTTTTTGCGTTTCTCTGCCGCTGTCAGTAAAGCGGTGCGCTCTTCCTGCAAGTCTGTTACCTCTGTTTCCAGTTTTGTAATTTCCTCGTCCGTAAGCTCCGCTGCTCTGGTATTAAGCTCTTCTTTGATTTCAGCTAATCTTGCCTCAATTTCCTTTAATCTCATAGTCTGTGTTCTCCTTTTTTGTTTTGGTTTTTATAAGCTCGCCTTAATCTTTAGTATTGCTGCCCGCCTCTTAAGCAACTCCTGCCGCTCCCGCTCGTAACTCCTACTCGCAAAAGCACGGGCGCTTATTTCAGTATCGTTATTTGCCGGAATACTCACGGCTGATACATCATAAACCTTTTTGATTTTCAAAATTGTTCTTGTATGTGTTTCTCTGTCGTAACTTTCCTCTGCCACCGTAAATGCCCATGACATTTTAGTAATCATTCCTGCGCTTATGTCCTGATACAGTCCACGGGCTAAGTCTGTCCGGCTTAAGTCTGCTGCCACAAAAAGCCCCTTTACGTCCGGCTCTAAAATCAACGTATTATTTGACTGTCTGGCAAATACCCTGCCCTCATGGTCGTACTGCATAATAACGTCGCTCATGTCTGCGCTGTCTAATGCGTGTGCGTCTATTCTTTCGTAAATCTTTGTGCCGTCCTCAAACTCATATAAAAGGTATGGCGCATTAAATGTAGTGGCGTAGCCCTCTACGTAGCACTCCGACTGTATACGCTTTTCGCCGGAACTCTGCGCTACCAGAGGCGCTACCAGCGTTCTATATTCCCGCTCTTTCTTAACTGGCATTATTTACACCCTCTTTCTCTTCCTGTCCGTTCTGCGGCTCTTCTCCTGCTGCTGGCTCTGTCTGCTGTTGTACTTGCTGTATAATAACTGGTTGCTCACTTCCTTTGTGCAGCTCGCTTACCTCTGTATATTCCTTTCGGATATAATACTTTTCCCCGTCCTTAACGTGTGCCATGTTCCATATATCCATTACGCCGTTTCTATTCAGTAACGCACGGTCAAAAAGCTGTGTGCTTACGCTTAACTTTGTGGCGTTGCTGGCGTATTGTAGGCGGTTTGCAGAAAAGAAAATCGCATTGCCGCAGGCTCTTTCCCTTTCTGTAAAGCTCATATTTGTCATAACAAGCGATAGCTGTATTGCAAACGGTTCTATTTTCCCCTCGTAGTAAGCGTTCCACGTATTTTCATCAAATTTATTTTGCAAAATATCCATATTTGTGCCAAAATGCGTGCATACATTTTCTTGTATGTGCTGCATCTGTAATGCGTTTGGTGTATACGGTTTACTCTCTACCTGTTTCAGCTCACTAAACTTGTTATCATAAATAATCATGCCGCTATCATTGTCGGCGCTTAAGTTGTCCTCTGTAAAGCGTTTCCGCTCTTTCTTTATGTCCTCTGGTTTCAGCATATTTGCCACCTTTGCCAGAAAACGGATATTTGCAGAATTTTTTACAGCGTTTATAATCCCCTCATTCTGTGTATGTATCAGCTGCATAGTTGGTGCAAGCGTGCTGTTGTCCTCTCCGAAAAGGTCGTCTTTATATTCAAAGTCTGTCATAATGCCTACACGCTCAAACTCAATAGCTCCATAGCTGCCATTTGCAAACAGATACCGTAAATATAATTGCCCCTCACTCTCTACCACCTCGCAGCGTTCAGCCCGCAGCGGATACCAGCCACACAAGCGCCCGTATTCGTCCTCGATAGGTATAATAAAAGCGGTATGTTCCACCGCTACATACGTTGCCAGACGCTTTATAAATTTTGTTGTATCCATAAAGTAGTTGGGTTTATGTTGCAATGTCTTTTCCAGCGACTTAAGGGCGCTGCCCTCTATCTCCGGCTTTAGCTTGCTGCAATGTGTGGCAAAATTATTTATAGCCGTTCTGGTTAAATCCATTTCATACACGCCGCCGCTAAAGCTGGTAAACGTCGGGCTGTATCCATTCAGCATTTTGAAATAATTACCTATGGCTTTTAATTCTTTGCCATGAAAAAGATAGTCTAAAAATTTCATGCCGTTTACACTCCTTTCTATGCGGCATTTTTAAGCAGCTCGCCGCACTCTTCCCAGTATTTCTGCCGCACGGTCATTGCGTCTATGACAGACACAAAGCCGTCGATATGCGCCCGCTGCTCGATTTTTATAGGTCTGAATTTTCTTGTTTCCATGTTGTGCTTAAGCGCAACATTTAAGAAATGTGTCTTTAGTAAATTGTTGTCAGCAATCTTAAAATCGCCGTCTTTTATGATGCCCTCAAACTCCCGTATAACTGGTGTAAGGTTTTCGCCTTGGTAAACGTCGTCCATGTGAAAACCGTAATTTGCCATATCGGTAATAAGGTACTGGGCGCTGTATCTGTCGTAGCCGATTTTCAGAGGTCGTATGCCGTAATCTTCCAGCAGCATAGTAAACCAGCCGTAAACGTCGTGGTAGTCTACGTAATTCTCGCCGCTTAAGGTTATCAGCCCCTTTTTAACAAATATGTCATACGGCACGCCGTCCGTAGCCTGTAAGTATTCCAGCCTGCCCCGTGGCATAAAGAACTGTGTAAACGCATACAGTGTGCCGTCTTTCTGAATAACCACACTGGCTGCCGTTAAGTCCGTTGTCTGGCTTAAGTCAATACCGCCCACTGCGTAGCAGTCCCTAAAGTCCTCTAAGGTTTTTTCTACTCCGGCGTTCTCTACTGTCTGATATTCCAGCCATGCAATAGAGCTGTTCTGCTTGATATTGCAATACTTTGTAAGGAACTCTGCTTTTTTACTTAAGCTGCCCTCTGCTACGGCTATCTCGTCCATAAAGAAACTTTCTTTTACGGATACACCCATGTTAGGGTTAGCCTTTTTCAGTTCGTCTATGTCGTTCCACTTCTCCACATCATCAATCATGTAAAGGAATGGTAATAGCCTGCGCTCTTTGCTGTTTCCTTTCAAGAAACTTGTGCTACGTTTCATTAGTTCATCATAAATACTGTCGTTGATATATCCGGCAGTGCTTATGCTCAATATCATAGGTTGAGTACGTGCGCCTAAAGCGGATTTCATAACCTCATACTGCTTTAGTCCAGCGTCCCCGCTCCATGCTGCCATTTCATCACATACCACAAGCTGCGGGTTAAATCCGTCTGACTTCTTGGCATTAAAAGCAATCGGTTTTATTACCGTGTTGCTCTCCGCAATATAAATATCGCTGCGCCGTTTCTTTGCCAGCTCCGCTAACTCGTCCTCTGCCTGTACCATTTGATAAAATCCGTCATACACCAGCGCCGCTTGGTCTAATTTCGGCGCTAAGCAGTATATTTCTTGTCCATACTCCGGCTCTAAGTACGCCATATATGCAATAATCGCAGATGCAAATAAACTTTTTCCGTTTTTTCTGCCAATTACAATAAAAATTTCACGGAAAATACGTATTTTTTCTGCGTCCTGTATGCCAAAAATAACAGAAACTATGGCTTTCTGCCATAGCTCCAACTTGATTAAATCATTACGTCCCTTGCTGTGGTGGCAAAAGTTCTCTATGAACCGTATAGCCTTATTCGCAGCCTTTGCATTAAAAAAATACTCCTGCTTTTGCAGCCCGTTTATAATGATTTCGTATATTTTCTTTATCCATTTTCCCGCTATGATTTCGCCGCTTGTAATCTTTGCGTGGTACTCATAGATATAATTTCGATAAGGCGGCAATATTGCTTACTCTTCCCGCAAAGCCGCCAGCCTGCTTGTCTTTCGTTTCGCAGCTGGTACTAATTCCGTAAGCTGCTTAATCACTGCTGCATAGTTCTTACTAAGCGCTATGTAGGTTTCTGCCTCTGGGCTTTTCTTTGTTCCCCACTGGTTCTGCCCGTTCTGGTACTCACTCGTCCAGCCGTCTTTTTCAAGTTTCGCCTGCAAGTCGTCCAGCTCAATGCTCATAAATGCAGCCTTTTCTATCAGCGGCGTTACTAATTTTCTTTTGTTTTCGTCTAAGTCCTTGAAAATTCCCTTAAGTCTGGTCTTTTCGCTCTTTATCCTCTGTTCTTTGGTTTTCTCTTTCTTTGTTGCCATTCCTTTACCCCGCTTTCCATTCCTGCGCCGCACCACACCCCCTACACCACCCGTGCGCACGCCCGTAGGGTAATTTTAGGGTATCCCCCTCGGTATTCGCCCCCTTTAATTATTTTTCTGATATGGGGGGAGTATGCCGCCGTTCTCGTCGAACCGATACCGCTTATGCCTCTCCTGTTTGTGGTGTTCCTTGTTGTGGCAGTCTTGGCACAACGCCTCTAAGTTATCCCAGCACAACGTAACGCTTATGTCGTTTATGCTCTCTCTGTTAAGCCAGCGCTTATGATGCACTATCTTTGCGGGCTGCCCGCAGCGTTCACAAATATAATCTTGTGACATTAAATAAGCGGCTCTGGTTTGTTCCCACGCCGCCGATAAATAAAAACTCTTAGCCCATGCTTTCATACTGTCCCCTCTCTTTCTTCATTCCCCAGCGCCCTAAGTTTCATGCGCTGGGTGGAGGCTAAAGAATGAATAGAAAAAGAGTAGGCAACTGCTGCCGCACATGGCTTAAGCTATCGCCTACTCATTTCATGCTACCATTGTATCTCTTTTGTTTTCCCATGTAAACACCACGTTTTTACCACGATATTACCCGCTACCGTACTGTTATCATTTCTCTTACTGGCACGCCTGCTGTTCTTAGCTGCTCGTATATGCTCCTTATCTCATGCCTAAACCAGCCTACATACTGCATGGGTACTGGCTGATATTGCCGCTCCATAAATGGGTTATCTGCATACGCTGCCACTTGTGAAAACTCATACAGCAGCAGTGGCTTACTCTGGTCTAACAATAGCCGCAATATATATGCTGTCGTTCTTCCGTGCAGTCGTCCCTCTGGCGGCTGCCATATCCCAGTTATTATATATAACCTCTGCCACTCGTAAAGCTCAAATCCTAACGCCTGCTCTATATGCTTTATCAGCCTGTCTGCCGCCTGCTGTTCCCTCGCTGTTTCCCGCTTTCTTTTTATCCATGCCTTTATTTTTTCAAACACTTACTTTACCCTCTCTTCATCAATGCCCCACAATAATACTGACAGCTCATTTATGATACCCGTTACCCAGCGCCTCGGTGTATTCTTTCCTGTGTCCAGCTGCTCTGCAATTTCCGCATAGTCCATACCCTGCATGAAATACATTTCAAAAGCCTTGTACTCTACGCCTCTGCCTGCTGCCTCTCTGCGGCGCTCTATCTCTTCTACCGCTTTGTCTATATGCGCTGTCATTATCAATGTCTTAAAGCGTGTGCGTCTGATACTCTCTAAGTATGTACGCTGCTGCTCGTCCGTCATGTCCTTAAGCTCTAACTGCTGCCCGTCGCTTATGGCGTTCTCGATATGAAAAACTGCATCACGGTAACATTTCATAAGCGTAAAAGTGTTGTGGTATTTCTCTTTCTTCTGCTCCTGCTTTTCCTGTCTTTTCAGTTCCGTTATTGCAGCCTTTGCCTGTTTCTGCATCAGCTCCGTCAATTCGCTTTCGTGCAGCTGTACCCAGCTTTCAGCCTCTGGCGGCATTTCTGCCCCTACCGCCGCTGTTGTCTTTGTTTCTTCCTGCTCCATGTTCTGTACCTCGCTTTCTGTTAATTAAACGGCAGCTCTTCGTCTGCTCCCTCTGGTATGTTCATAAACCCGTCACTCTCCGGCAGCTGTTGCCCTCTCGCCTCTGCCTCTGCTTTACTCTCTCCAAAACCTACGCTATTTGCCACAACCTCTGTGTAATATACCTTGCTGCCCGTGCGCTGGCTCTCGTAGCTGCCTGTTTTAATCTTGCCCGTAACCTCTGCCCTGCTGCCTTTACTTAACCATTTCTGCGCCCATTCCGCAGTACGCCCGAAACACTTAATATTTATTAAATCTGTGTCTTTCCCGTCGTCTACCGCAAGCGTAAAGCGGGTAATAGCTGTGCTATTGTCCTGCCCGCCATATCTAAGCTCTGGCTCTCTTGTAAGCCGCCCTGTAAGTGATACATTATTCATTCTCTCTGCCCCTCTCTTCCAGCTTGTCCAGCTTTGAAAATATCGCCAGCAATTCCAGCGCAATTATTCCCAGTAATATACTTGTCATTTTCTACCGCCTCGCTTTCTTCTCTCAATCCTGCCGCCACATTGCTAAACGCCGCCGCTACGCTCTCGCAGAATGTCGCCAGCACTGGCTTTATGCTCTTTACCCAGCTGTTAATAGCTGTCGTCAATGTTTCTGCTGCTGTTGGCAAGGTTTTATTTATCTGTCTTGCCATTTTTCTTGCAAGCCTGCGCTGTTTTCGCTTATCCAGCTCTAACGGCGGGTTTACTCCGTGCTTTTTCTTGTAGTTCTTTTTCCACTGTCTGTATTTCACTGCTTACGCCCCTTTCTCCATATCGCATATGGCAGCGCCCATACTGGCGCTGTTATTATCAACGCCAGTTTTGCTCCGCATATCAGATAATATACCGCCCCGTCTACTGCTGCCTGTCCCAATTCTTCCAGCGCATCTACTACGCCGTCCATAAACTCAAACATTTACCGCCCCGCTTTCTGTGTCCGTTTCGGACACCTTACCCGTATAGTCTGTTACTCTGATACCCAGAATACAGTAACCCTCTGTAAGCCCTGTATAATCTTCCAGCATATAAATAATATCTGCATCAATCGTGCGCCCTGTGTGCTTACCGTCCTTAAATTCCAGCATTTTAAGGCTGTCGCCCTGCTTATAGCCTCTGTCATTCTTACGCAGCTCAAAGCTCTTTTTCCCGCTTACTACGTCCTCGTAATCAGATGCCACTATTTTTACCTCATGCTGCTTATGCTCTATATTTCCCTCACTTGGCAGATGCTCCATTTTTTCTGCGTCTGCTCGCTCCTGCAATTTCTTCTTTGTCTGGCGGTCTATAGCGTCTTGCTCTTCGCTGTACCGCTGTTCGTCCGTCTTTTCAGCCTCTGCCTTGTTTATGTACTGGTCGCATTTCTGGCACGTTCCCGTCTTTACGTTGCAGTCCTTGTATTTCTGGCAGGAATAGCACAAAGACGTTATGCTTTCTGGGTGCGGTGTTTCGTAATCGTCCCCCGCCCTTTTCTCTGCTACCTTTTCCGCTATTTCCTTTGCCCTCACATTTTCGCCCGCTGCTGCTTTTTCTGCTATTTCTTTCTGTTCGTCCTCGTCCAGCTTGGCTGCCTCATACGCAGCCGTGATGCCTAAATTGCCCTCTTTCAGCTGCTCTTTAATCTCCGTCGTGGCATTGTTGTTGATTGCGTCCATTCTGGCTACGTTTGTGCTGCTCTCATTTAACATAGCTGCCACCAAATCACGCATTTTGCCCTGTATCTCTAAGCCGTCCTCTTCCTTGGCTCTGATAAGCGCCGCTTTGGTACGCTCTACTAATCTGGTTTTTTCATAGGCTGTAAGCCCCTGCGTATATCCGTTACCAGCCAGTAAGCGCAGCTCATACATTGCCTCGCTCATATCCATAAAGCGGTAAAGCACTTTCTCATACTCCTTATGTCCCCGCTCCAAATTTAAAATATTTGCTGCATTACGTCTGTGTCCGTCGATTATACGGTATTCCCCGCTTACTCTCGCCAATACTGTAGGCTGCTCCTGCCCTACGTGTAAAAAATTGTCTGCCAGCTCTTCTATGTTCTCTAATTTCTGGTGCGTATTCTCCGGCGCTGCCTTTACCTCGTAAGGACTTAAATAGATTTCTTTGTATCCCTCGGTCTGCGCCTGCTGCCCTGCTGCTTTCGTCTTTGCGTTCAGAATGTCGTTAATACCAAACTTTGCCATATTCTCTACCTCTCTTTCTTCTTTGTTTCCGTTCCCAGTCTTAAGCAGCCGCCGTTTTTATATGCCATGCACTTGCTGCCGCTGCATCTTACAAACAAATTACGCACATTTCTTGCGCCGTTCCTGTAATCTACCTGCATACTGCTTTTGAACGGGCAAAACCGTTTTTCTTTATCCATACCCGCTACCTCGCTTTCCCTGTATACGCTGTTACAAATTTCTTGTACCCCTGCGCCGCTCCGCAGCATGGGCTATACTCATA